CTGCCTCCTACAGTGACGTTGTGCAGGGGCCGCGCCATTGACAGGGTATCGAGCCATAGCTTGGGCTTCACACCGTAGCGCCATGACAGAATAGCCCCGTCGAAGGCAGTGTTGTGACAGAGGATGGCCGACTTGGAGAAGTCGATGGCCTTGAGGAACGGCTCGATCAGTGGCTTGGGTATCCACTTTACAGGGCCGTTGTTCTTCTTGATGCCCAACAGGATCGCCTCGAACCGGGGATCACGGACGTAGCGCTCGGTGGTTATCTTCGAGAGGCTGAACTCTCGGTCATAAAATGTTTCGAAATCAATGGTATAGATATCCACCGGGCTACTCCGTTTATTTCTGCGGGGAGACTACCGAACTATACAGCCTTGTCAAGCAGGCCGTGGTTCTCGGCAGCGATGCGAAGGTGGTGGGGCGCACAGCCCCACAACCCGAAGTGTTTATCATAGGCTCGGCACAGCGCACGCAGTTCCGTATCGTTCCTGCGGACAGCATCGCGTAGCCGGTTCTGTTCAGCGAGAGCAGCCGCTGCCCTCGTGAGGATATCTTTCTGTTCGTCTGTCACTTCACGTCCCCCCTGAGTCTGTCAGCCACGAGCTTGGCATAGCCAGCGATGTCATCCCATGAGTCGATGTAGTCAGGGTCACCGTTCACAATGCGCCCGATCTTGTGGAAGATCATGTCGAGCGCTTCCTGCTGGTCGTGGTCAAGCTCCTTGCCTGAGTTGTGCAGGAACTTGTGGGTCAGCCGCTTGTACCGCTGCGTGATCTCTGCGTGGGTAATGAACGGACCATACCTAGAACCACGCTCAGTCAGTATTGCGTCGATGGCGCTCGTATTCTCCTCAAACATCTCTGTCTGTCTCTCGTCCTTGGTGGTGTCCTTTAGCCACTGGTTTTCGACCTGATTGACGTAGGTCGGGTGACACCCCACGCGATCCGCGATCTGCCACTTGTTGAGGTTAGGGAAGTCGCACATCGTGCGGATGATCATCTCTTTCTTGGTCATGTCACAGTCCTCCCATCTTGCTTGCTGCCAGCACTGCGGTCAGCTTGGCGGTGTCGATCTCGGGTGCTTCCCGATCAGCCTTCTTGCGCTCAACGATCTCCTTGTGCTTGTTCTTGGCGTACTCAGGGACCAGTTCCCACAGCGGAGGCCACGCCTTCAGGGCAGGCGACAGCGTTGAGTAGGCACCCAACACCTTGGTCACACCTTCAGTGAACTCCCCGGCCTGCTTGCGGACTACAGCGCACTTCTCCTTCCATGCTACGACTTCTGCGTAGAGTTCTCCCCACGCGAGATCATCTTTCAGGGTGAGTGCACCACCATAGTAGTTCACTTCTGCCGGGGCATCAGCAGGCAGACGCCTGGGCCACCGCTTGCGTGAGGACAGAGTTAAGTGCAGGTTTACTACCTGCCCACCGACCCGCTGCACAGCGATCTTGTCTGCCGCGTCAAAGAACTCTTCAGGAAGTTGCTCCATGAGCGGGACGTATTTGCCGAACAGCTTCTCGTAGATGTAGTCACCCCAACCTAGCGGGGCGGTAGCCTCCGCCGCCTTGATCCTGTCAGTGAACTTGGCACGGGCGTTAGCGGTGATCTGCTCAGTCAGTTCCTTAGTTATGCGAACGGTTGCCATTGCTGTTCTCCATATCATCATACAGGTTGGACAGGCTCTCATATGCCTGCGCTAAGAACTCATGCTTGGGTACGTTACTCTGGGCAGCGCAGTCGGCCAGCAGGTACAGCAATGCCGTCACCACTGTACCCATTTCATAGCCAGAACACGCCTGCCCAAGCAGGATGGTGAGGGCACCAAGGCCCTCGGGTTCATCGTCATCAAACACTACACTCACCTCGCTTACCACTTCACCACCTCGCCGAACGGTGCCTTGTCAGCACCATCGCTGACCCAGAGCACGGGATAGTCAGGCTCCGGACCGAAGTCGGAGCAGTACAGATCGGTCAGGAACACACAGGCTACCGGCTCGATGTTGTTGTCAGTCATGTACTGGAACACCGGGCTGAAGGCCGTGCCGCCGCCACCATGCGGCTTGATATCCAGCGCATCACCGGGTTCATAGACATCCGCATGGGACACCTCGCTGTCGAAGTAGATCACATGCAGCTTGGCAGGACGGAAGTGTTCGAACACCTTGGTCACCTCGGCTGCCGCCTGATTGATCTGCTGCGGAGTGATAGAGCCAGAGCAGTCAACACAGAATGCAAACTCACCCATCGACTCACCGGTAACGCTCGGCAAGTATAGACCCTGCGCTGCAAAGATGCGGCTCGGTCGGGCATAGGTCCGGGTATCGTTCTTGCACTTCTGCATGAACCGCCAGAGCACATCAGCCCAGTTGACCTTGGGTTGCAGCACCGCATCGACAAGTCGCTGCATGTTTGCCGACAGTTTGCCCATCATCTTGGCAGCCTGTGCTGCCTGAGCAACCTGCACTTTCATCTCGGCAGCAGCTTGAGCCTGCTCGGCAGGGCTACCCCCACCGTCCTCGCACTCATCGTAAGCCTCGCCGCCACCGCCGTTGTCATCGTCGTCATCAGGCAGCAGGTTGTAGATACCATCACTGGTGCCACCGCCTGCGTTGTACAGGTTGGGATCGAGACAGCCACCGGGGATGAACTTGCCGATACCTTCCTGCGTCAGGTGGTGATTGATCACATAGTCACATGCCCGGTTCCACCTGCCCGGAGTGCGCTCACCGCGCCGATAGTTATGCTCGAACATGGGGTGGAAGCACTCGTGGGCAACGAGGAACTTGAGTTGCTCATCACACAGCGGATCGATGAAGTTGGGGTTGAACTTGACATACTTACCGTTGGTTGCCGCAGTGGGGACAGACTCGTCCAGTATGAACGGCATGTTGAGAGCGATGGTCCCGACGAAGGGATGCTCTAGGATCAGGCTGGTCTTGGCCTTGGCCAGACGGCGAGTGAGGGCGACACTGTCGCCCTCATAAGCACGCTTCTTGATTGCTACCTGCATTAGTTTGCTCCTTAATCTTTAGCGAAGTCACCGTGGTGTTTCTGTCTTGTCAGACTAACAACCGCAGCAGCCTCCTCTATAGTTTTATATGAACCGAGGTATGTATTACGACCATTGATAGACAGTTGTGCCTGCCATCGCTTGTCTTTCTTATTCCATGTAACTCCTTTAACACCGCTAGACGTATACCCTTTGGTGTTAAAACAGTTCTGTTGTTGGGTACATGGGCGCAGATTTTCTATGCGGTTGTCAGTGCGGATACCGTTTATGTGATCTATATATTTAGGTAACCACCCGTGATGGTATAGAAATACTATGCGGTGTTCAGGGTATATCCTGTTATCTATATAGATTTGCCTGTACCCATTACCGTTTATAGTACCGGCAGGCCGGTCAACCTGCCGGTTCCGTGTCTTCTTGAGCCACCATAGATGGCCGTCTTCATACCTCAGTATCGACTGAATATATTCTTGCGTCAGCATAGCTACCTCCTACGTTGACGCTATGTTATGATGGGAATAATGTCAACCCGGCTGCATGAATACGGACATTGCGTCCATGATCTTGCGTGCTTCCTCTGCCGTGTCCTGACGGACATCGAGGTCGTTACGCAGGGTATCAGGGTGGTGGTCCAGTAGCTTGCGCTCCACTGCCTGCCGCATGGCTTCGAGGTTGGGGTCTTCAGAGATATTCAGACGTGTCAGTAGGTCACAGGTCTCCCTCGCGTTCTCGATCATGCTGTCACGGAAGATATTCTTAGGGTCGGACAGCTTCTCGGTGATGTGTTCGACATGCTTGTACAGCCGGTGCCAGCAATCATTCATTGCCTCCTGCTGGATCGAAGTCATCCGGCTTTCGAGGTCCTCTTGGATGCGGGTAAGCTCATCACTGGACAGTTCGACACGGAAGTCGTTGCTCGGCACAGGGAAAATACCCATGTCCATGCTGAACTTGCCGATGATGCTCTCCTTGGAGGGGTAGTCCTTCTCGTCATAGAGATCACCCAGCCACCGATTGGCCTCGGCCACGAGGTACTCGTAGTTATCGAGGAACGTGTTGACCAGCGACTGCCACTCAGACTTCTCCTTGCGGAAGTCCTGCATGAACTGGAGGTAGTTGGCACTGGGCAGGATGCGGGTACCATCGACACCCCAAGGCAGGGTATTCTTGGCGAACTTCTCACGGATCACACCAGTCTTCTGGTGGACGTTGGCAAGCAGATCGTTAAGCGGAAGCAGAGACTTGTTGTAGCGACCAGCGCTGGTACTGGCACGGTTGATATCAGCCACTTCCTTGGTGGCCTTCTTGTCTAGTTTGCGGGCGGTCCACTGCGAGATCGACAGGGACACGAGAAGGGCACGATCATTGAGCATCATAGTCATATCAGTTACTCCGCTAAGTGATTGATTTATCAGAACAGAACGTCTTGGTGGGCCAGCGACCACTTGACGAACGCCTGCGTCGAAGCGAGGTCAGGGTCCTTACGCACCGCTTGGCTGACCATCAGGACAGAGAACTCAGCAGGCATACGCTCGGCATAGGTAACCGCACGGTCCATGTTGCTGTCAGTAATCCGGGCAGCAAGCGAACCAGACAGGGCATAGAGCGTTGCCGGATCGGTCGGCACGTCAGCCGTTGACGGGTTCATAAGCACAGCATCAGGGTTGGGCAACTTGCGCCAGATACGCATGAAACCAACGAACTCAGCGGCTGCACCCTCACCCACGGCACCCTTGAAGCACTCGTACTCAGCCTCGAAGGGCACAGTGCCAAGCACATCGGAGACACCTTCGACCCAGCTACGGGGAGTCGGGTTGGCATCGCGCTGCGGATCGAAGTCATGCAGCAGACCGGGACGGAACCGGATAAAGCTAATAACCTCGGGCTTGACGTTGTGGTCGATCATCCACTTGGTGCTGTCGTTGAGATCAGTCTCGAACTCCAGTGTGGTCTCGCGGTTGGCGAGGTGGCTCAGAGTGCGGACAGCACCAGCACGATCAGACTGTCGGTTACCAGTGGACACCACCTGCCAGCCATCAGCCAGTGGCACACCATGCAGGTCACGAGCCTGACAGAGATGAGCAATGGCCTTCTGGTGATCCGGGCTGGCCTGAGTGCGGTCGTCAAACAGCAAGATACCACCACGTTCCGTACCGGGCTTGCCCTTGTAGGGGAACCAGTCAGGCATCTTGTAACCGAACGACTTGCCCTCAGCCAACATATCAGGCGCACCGAAGTCTTCGACCGGGGTCAACGCAGGGTTGCGCATGATGACAGGGATATCCAGTTCATCAGCCACTTCACCGACGATAGTGGTCTTGCCACCGCCCGGAGGGCCGACGATCAGCACAGTCCGCTGGATAGGATAGAGAGCCTTGAGAGTCTGCTTGAGAAGTTCAGCACGCATAATCAGTTCCCTTCATAGAGCTTGTGGTCCGGGCCGAATGACACCACCGTCTGACCCCCCATGCGGTCCCGGTGGTGCTTCGCTGTCATTTTGTTATCGTAGAAGATCACGTCACCGAACTGGTCCTTGACCAGCGGTCCGTTGCGGTGGTGCCGCAGGGTAAACAAACGCATTACCAATACTCCTTGATATCGCGCAGCAGAAGCTGCGCTTCCTCGAACAAGTCCTCATTGAGAGCATCGCCGGGACCACCGATGGACTCCAGTTCACTCACGATAGAGTTCAGCACCCCGAACAGTTCCTGAGCATGGATGAAACTGGCCGTAGCCAAGTCCAGATCATCGACAGTTTGCCCTGCCTTAGGTAGGACCGTGATGGTTACACGGATGGCCTTCTGCCCTTCGAAGTCCACACCACCGACACGGGCCACTATGGGTTGGATGGAACGCAGGTGGATTTCCTCGTCTTCGACACGCATTACACAGTCTCCTCAGTCTCGACCTCATCGAGGTCGTTTGCCACTATGGCTTCCCACACAGCCTCATCGCTGGTGAGGTGGTTGTACTCGGCTTCGAGTAGGCGGTAGAGATCGCGGCAGTAGTCCCGCACGATGTCCTGCACTGCGCTGGTCAGGGCGGTGTACTCAAGGTCGAGCAGCATATCCCACTGCGCGATGACAGCATCACGCAGGCCACCGTCATCTCGCGGCGCAGTATTGTAGAACATATCAGCGTATGACAGATCGACACTGACAGTGTTCTCATGGACGTAGTGGTAGCCAGTTCGGTCGATGCTCAGCGTGAAGCCACCCCCCATATCGAGCAGCTTGACCACCATCGGGTAGGAGTCGGTGAGTTTGTGGCGCTCGAAGAACAGCTTGTTGTTGTGGATATAGCCAGTGAAAGACGCACCATCCCCTTGTGACCAGAAGCCACTGAAGCGCATGTCCTTCACCGTAATACCAACCTGCTTCATGTCCTCCATGAAGTGATCATAGGTGCAATCCCACCAGTCGTGATCGACGTTGATATCACGGTGTTTTTCAATGAGTTCCGGGTTCATCTCACTCTCCAATCCGCTTGGGGTTGAGTTGCTTGAGATCGTCGGGGTTGCTGACATGGATGTAGTTCCCCTTGTTGAGAGGCACGGTGCAGTGCTTGACCTGTCTGGCTCGCTGGTCTCCACAAGGGAGACACAGCTTGTAGCCAAGGGCATGACGGCCATCACCAACGGGGTCTCCGCACTGCGGACAGAAGTGTGTCTTGGTCATGGTTGAAAGCCCCCTACCCGGTTAGCTGCTAGTGTTTGGAACCCACGCTCTGCCAAGACAGTGATCTGTTGCAGTGACAGCGGGGTGAGCGTAGTCAGGGGATGAGTCTGACTGGCATGTTTGGTAGTGGTCCGGCTGGTCTTGTTATAGTTAGCATACCAGCGGCTGGTCGTTTCATCCCAGACCAACAACGGCCAGTGAGGGCCATAGCTATAGACCACATACCTGTCGCTGCTGATCCACTTACCATAGAGTTGTTTGTTGGAGTTGTGGAACGGCAGCTTACGCTGGACATACTCCCGGCACTTCCAGCCAGAGACACGGACAGACTTGGTGTTGTTGATATCCGTCATTGACTTCATCCTTACCTTACGAGTGGAACGAATAGTGCTGCGTATCAGGGTGCCAGACGGCACCAATCACATAACCAACGGTCTGGTCAGGCTTGATGTAATGGGCAAACAGTTCGCCATCAGCACAACCGTAGATAGCCACATCAGGGTAATTGTCTGAGCCATGTGACCAGCTTGAGAGGTAGCCGACAGCCTGCTGGTAAGGCTTGTAGCCCACCAGTTCGACAATGGTCTGGTAAGTGTCGGCATCGATGTGGTGAGTAACAGTCCGGGTCACAGCTTGATCTCCACCTTGAGGTCGTTGTTGTATTGGATAGTGGCATGGGTATAGCCACTGCGGTGCAGTGTGGTCCGGTCAAGGACCGATATCAGACAGCCATCAAAGGGGGAGTTGGAATCCGATACAGCGAACTCATGACCGACTGTAAAGTCGTAGACCGCATCAGCGGCACTGAGGTAGTGACGCTTGGTAGGACGTATAGTAAGGGCCTTGAAGTTGGGGGTATAGATACCCTTGAGATCAGCGAAACTGGTGTATACTTTGGTCCGGTTCATAACCTTCACTCCTTGGATTGAGGTAACTGAACAGCCAAATCAAAATAAAAACATGTTTGAAATTTGATCGGCGGTTCGGCGACGAGTGTATCGTTCCCGGCGTTGGGTGTCAAGTTTCGGCGCAAGCCATTGAGAACCGGGGATTTTTCGGCGAGGCGCGGCAGAGTGTATGGTTACGGCTGGAGAGTGTAAAAATTAAAATAAAAACGTGTTGGAAATTTAAAATTAAAATAAAAACGTGTTTGAAATTTGATTGGATTGTGTATGGTTAGCTGTAAATGATTGATAACGCGCGATTAAAATGAAACTAAACACTTTGCAATGATATAGTATAGTTAGCCAAATAATCTACTGTAAGTGC